CAAGCAGCTCAACATCTTCACGGATGCAAGCGACGCGCCGTTTGTAGACTTCGATGTCGTCAAGCGGAATGAAGATTGGATTGAGATGGGGCTGCTGGAAGGGCGCGAGTGCTTCGGCGGATTCGACCTTGCAACGTCCGAGGACATGACGGCTGCGGGCTTGGAGTTCCAGCTGGATGACGGCCGCTATTTCTGGCTCTGTCACGCATGGACAACGCGCAAAAAAGTGGAGCTTGACCTCGAAAAGATACCGTACCATGAATATGCGCTCAACGGCTGGCTGTCCATCGTCGATGGGGATTACGTTGCGCAAGATGAAGTCTACAAGTGGTTTGAAACGCAGGTGAAACACTACGCCATCCGCACCATCGGTTATGACCCGGCAAACGCAACGTGGCTTGTGCGGATGCTTGAAGCCAGCGGACTGCCGTGCAAGGTTGTTCGGCAAGGCCCGCTGACGCTGAATGCGCCCATGAAAGACCTGCGCGAAGTGCTGCTGGATGGTCGTCTGGTGCATAACCGGAATGCACTGTTCCGGTGGTTCTTGCAGAACGTCAAGCTGCGAACCGGCTATGGCGATGAGGACAAAGCGAACTGGGTGCCGACAAAGCGTCAGCGATACCGCAAGATTGACGGCTTTGCTGCCCTGCTGGATGCGCACACGCTGATGCTGGGCGAAAGTCCCCTGCCGGACGGCTTCGCGCCAGAACTGGATGTCAGCATTTACAGCCTTGATTTGTAACGGAGGGTATACAATGGGAAAGAACAAGGAAAAGAAAGCCAAGCGCCGCGCGAACGGCACGCGGGATGCACCCGATTGGAGCGTGCTGCGTACCGCAACGCGCACCCGGAGCGACTACACGCTTTCCGGCAGTGAAGCCATCTACTCGGCTGTGTCGCGAATCGCGAACACGATGGCAATGCTGCCGATTCACCTCTACAAGAATCATGAGATTCAGCGGGAGGACTGGCGTGAGCGCTTGATAAATTATCAGCCGAACGCCACCATGACACCATATCTGTTCCAGCAAACGATGGAGGCATTCCGGAATGTCGAGGGTAACACCTACGCGTTGATGATTCCTGATTTGACTGACCCGATGCGGCAGCGCATTGCATCCCTGGACGTTCTGGATGCTTCGCTGGTGCAGGTGGAGCGTGAAGTGGAGACGCGGGAAACGTACTACAAGTTCACGCTGGATGACGGGACACTCTGCCGGGTGCATGAATCCAACATGATTGTGCTGCGGCATATGTCCACCAACGGACGCAAGGGCATCCGCCCGATTGACGTTCTGATGGGAACATTGCTGCAGTATTCCAACGCCATCCGCGAATACGCGGCGAATCAGCTGCAAGGGGTCAACTCCGGTGTCGTGCTGAACATCCCTTCGACGAACCTCAGCCCGGAGAAGCGCGACAATGCCGTCAAGCAGTTTCTTGAAGCCTACAAGAAATCGGGCGGGCGCGTCATTGTGCTGGAGGGCGGCATGACTGCCACAACGCTGACGCAAAGCCCGGTGGATGCACAGTCGCTGGATGTGGAGCGCGTCACCAAAAACCGCGTGGCGACCGTGTACAACATCCCGCCGCACATGCTCGGCGACTACTCCGACAGCAGCTACTCAACAAACGAGCAGTCCACGCAGGAGTATCTGACGCTGACCATCATGCCGATTGTGGCGCAGTGGGAACAGCAGCTCAATCTGAAACTGCTGACGTGGCGCGAGCGCTGCGAAGGATACTACTTCGCATTCGACCTTGATGAGCTGCTGCGCGCCGACCAAAGCACCCAAGCGGAGGTCAACCAAAAGGGCATCCGCAATGGCTACAAGACCATCAATGAGGTTCGCAGAAAAGAAGGCAAACCACCTGTCAGCGGTGGTGACTTGCCGATGGTATCCAAAGACCTTGCGCCGCTGGAAGCTGTGCAGTCCGGCACGGCGCAGTGAAAGGAACATGCACATGCAGAAGTTTTGGAATCTCGTACTGCCGGAGGAAGCGGAAAAGCCTGCCGAGTTGTATCTGGAAGGCGAAATTGCAGCTGAATCGTGGTACGGGGATGAAGTAACGCCGAAGCAGTTCCGCGAGGAACTGGCGGCAGTCAACGGGCGTGACGTAACCGTCTGGATTAACTCCCCTGGCGGCGATGTCTTTGCCGCCAGCACCATTTATACGGCGCTGATGGAACACAAAGGCGCGGTGACGGTCAAGATTGAGGGTTTGGCGGCAAGCGCGGCATCGGTCATTGCGATGGCGGGCGACAAAGTGCTGATGGCCCCAACCGCGTTCCTGATGATTCACAATCCATGGTCGATGGGCTATGGCGACGCAGACGAACTGCGCCACGCGGCGGCTGTGCTGGATGAGATTGCAGACGGGCTGGTGCTGGCCTACGAAATCAAGACCGGGCTGCCGCGCGACACCATCCGGCAGATGATGGCGGATGAAACGTGGATGTCGGCGCAGACAGCCATCGACAATGGCTTTGCGGATGCAATGCTGCTGCGCGGCGGGGAAACTGATGCGCAAAGCGCGCTGCGGAATTGCAAATTTGGCAGCATTGCCGCGTGTGCGCGAACCCTCAAACGGATTTCCGCAAAAGCGCCTGAACAGCCCGAAGCGGTGAATCAGGAAGCGCGGGATATGCTTATCAAGAAAATGCAGACCGCAAAAGCGGCGCTGAACAACTACCCGACAATCAAGTAGGAGGTAACACATGAACATCATTCAGATGAAGCAGGAAATCAAGGACATCCGCGCGGAACTTGCTGCGGAAATCGACAAGGGCATGGAGATGGCGAAGAATCGCGCCACTACGCTCGAATCCATCAAGGCGCAGAGCGACAAGGTGGACGACCTGCAAATCCGCGAAGCCCTGCTGATGCAGGCGCTGAATACGGCAGAAGGCAAGGAAAATCCGCCGCAGAGCAAGAAGCTCGGTCAGAACGGCGGCTTCCGCAGCCTCGGCGAATTTGCCAGCGCGGTGCATAATGCCTGTACGCTCAACGGCCCGGTGGACAACCGACTGGTGCGCAATGATGCGTCCGGCGCGAATGAAACGACCGGCGCGGATGGCGGCTATCTTGTGCCGCCGGACTATGCTGCGGGTGTCATCGACCTGATTCAGGAGCAGTCCATTCTGCTGCCGCAGGCGCGCCGCGTGACCATCGCCGGAAACCGCCTGATTGAGGCGTATCTGGTGGAGAGCAAGCGCGACGATGGGCATCGTCATGGTGGCGTGCTGGCTTACTGGAAGGGCGAGGCACAGCAGTACAAGTCAAGCAAGCCGACGTTCGGTGAGCGCACGACCCAGCTGGACAAGCTGACGGCCATCTGCCCCGTGACGGAAGAGCTGCTGATGGATGAACCCGCCATCGAAAGCACGCTGGACACCAAAGTAGCGCAGGAATTTGCGTGGAAGGCGGATGCTGCCATCTTCAATGGCTCTGGCAGCGGTTCGATGCCGCTGGGCATGGTCATGCCGACGACGAACGCCGCGCTGGTCACGGTGGATAAGGAATCCGGTCAGGCGGCTGGCACGGTCAATGTGCAGAACATCCTGAAAATGTGGAATCGTATGCCTGCGCAGTGCCGTGCGAACGCGAAGTGGTACATCAATCAGGACTTGGAGCTTCAGCTGATGCAGCTGATGATGGGAACGGATACGGTGGCAACCAGCGACAGCGGCGTGACGGTCAGCTTCGGCGGCCCGCTGTGGCTGCCTGCCGGTGCGTATGGTAACGAGAACGGCAAGCTGCTGGGGCGCGACGTGATCCCGCTGGAACAAGCAGCGGCGGTCGGGGCGGTCGGCGACATTGCCTTCCTCGATGCGACGCAGTACCTGATTGTGGAGCGCGCTGGCATCAACAAGCAGACTTCCATGCACATGTATTTCGACACCGATGAGGTGGCGTTCAAATTTTCCTGGCGTGTTGGTGGCCGCCCGGACTGGATGACCGCGATTACCGGCGCAAACTCCACCATTGCCCGCTCGCCGTATGTTGCGCTGGCAGCGCGCGCCTGATGAGGAGGATGCAGGATGTTTGATGCGGTGGAAAGCATCGTGATGCAGGTTACGGCGGATGAGGAGAAACGTGTGGCGGTCGCTTCCCTCTCCGCCAGCTACAAGGCAGGCCGGCGCGCAAGCGTCAACATGGAGCTGACGCAGGCATACGATGCCAGTCAGCACGATGAGCTTGTGCGCAAGGCTGCGGCAGAGTTCCTGACAGAAGTGCAGAAGCGCTGTTTGTCGGCGGGGCTGCCTGTTCCCAGGGAAATGTGAGGGGGGCTGAATCATGCCAAACATCAGCGACCTGAAGCGCTATGCCGTGGTGGATTCATCGGAAGATGACTTTGTGCTGGAAAAGTGCATGGCGGCGGCAGAACGGTACTTGGTCAACGCAGGCGTACCCGTGCCGACGGAAGAAGATCCGCTGTATGATTTGTGCGTGTATCAGCTGGCTGTCCACTACTACGATAACCGTGGTGCTCTTGGTGACAAGGCGGAGCAGCTTCCCTTTGGCGTCACCAGCATCATCCACCAGCTCCGGCTCTGAGGTAATGCGGTATGTACGATAATTGCGGCGCATTGCAGGACACCATACAGATTCTCCGCGCAGAGCCTGGGCAGGATGCGCAGGGCAATGCAATCACTACTTGGATGCTTATCGCGGAAACGAAGGCACAGGCGCGCGACCTGTCCGGCCGGGAGTTCTTCGCGAACGCGAATCATCAGGCGGAAAACGTGATGAATTTCAAAATCCGCTGGCGCACGGGTTTGACAACCGGAATGCGCATCAGCTATGCCGGGGCGCTCTACGACATTATTCAGGTCAACCATTTGAACAATCGGCGCGGCGGCTATATGCTGCTTCGGGCGCGGATGATTCAGGGAGAAGGTGCGGCATATGGCAATCTTTAATGTGACGGGACTTGATGAGGCAATCAAGCAGCTTGATTTGGCGGCGGATTCCCTCAAAGAGCGTGCGCCGGAAGCGGCAATCGCGGGCGGAAAGGTCGCAGCGGCAGCATTCCAGCGAAGCGCACCCGTGCGCACGGGACAGCTTGCCGCCTCGATGACCGTTGACGGCCCGCATCACACGGTGGCGGATGGCTACTACTGCGATGTCTACCCTTCCGGCAAGCGCGCCGATGGCGAACGGAACGCAACCGTCGGCTATGTGCTGGAGTACGGACGGAGCAATATGCCAGCACAGCCGTGGATGCGGCCAGCGATGGAAGAAAGCGCGGATGAAATCAGCGGCGCCATTGCCGAAGTCCTGACAGGAGGCGGCACATGACCATCCATGAAATGCTTGGCAATGCACTGAAAGGGCTTGCGCCTGCGGTCGGGCGCTATCCCCTCAATGAGCGCCCGGACACCTACATTGCTTGGTTCGAGGTCAAGGCGACGCCGGAGAGCGCGAGCAACCGCTGGATTCGCGTGCGGCACATGATGCAGGTTGACCTGTACAGCCGCGAGCCGCTGGACACCCTGCTGGCGGTGACGCTCTACGCGCTCAAACGCGCTGGATGCGTCATCAGCGATTGGGGGCCAGAAACCTACGAAACAGAAACCCGATACAGGCATATCCAGATTACTCTGCGCCTGACAACCAACGAACAACAGGAGGTATTTAGTCATGAGTGAGGCAGAAAAGACGATTGGCATCTTTACCGGCGTGCTGGATGTTTACGTCGCACGGTACGCGACGGAGGACACGGCAGCGGCTGCGCCGACCTACGATCCCCCGAAGGTGCTTGGCGCGTCGATTGAAGTGACCATTACGCCACAGTACGCGGAAGCGACGCTGGAAGCATCCAACCGTGTTGTGCGGCGCTCCAAGCGCATCAAGGCTTACAGCATCAAGGCGAATGTTGATACGGTATCGCCGGAAATGAAGGACTACGTTCTCGGCCGCAAGAAGGACAAGAACGGTGTCACCATCCTTGACGGATCGACGGATGCGCCGAGCGTTGCGATTGGGCTTTGCCGGACGAAGGACACCGGCGCAAAGGAACTCTGGTGGCTCTACAAGGGGCAGTTCAGCGAGAACGAAACCAGCGGCAAGACCGACAAGGTTGGCTCGACGGAATATCAGACCCCGACGCTGGAAGCAGTCTGCGACCGCCGCATCTATGACAATGCCCTTGGCATGGTAGTAGACAGTGACGACGACACGATTCCTGCAAGCGTGATTACGGGATGGTTCACGGCTGTCTACGAGGCTGCGTCTGCAAAGGCGGAAAAGTAAGGAGGAATCGCGCCCGGTCGGCATTCTGCTTGCCGGGCGCGTACTTGAATCATGGAAAATGTGAAGATGGAAAAGGTGGTGCGCGGTCGTGACTTCGTTGCACCAGCGCAGACAATTACCCTTGACGGACAGACCTATACGCTCAAATGGGGCAATCGGCAGGCGCGTTATACGGAAATGGTGTACGAAGAGCAGTATGGACGCGACGCGGAATACATGGAGATTCTTTCGGAACTCCAGCGCCAGAAACACCGCGCCATCGAGGCGTGTGTCTATGGTGCGCTCCGTGCGGGCGGCTGTGACATGGACTTTGAAACGTTCGACGACCTGTTCACCTATGACAGCATCGATCAGCTGCGCGATGTTATCCAGAAGTCCGTCATCAGTACACTGCCCGACCCGGAACAACTGGGAAACTGATGAGCCACGCGAGGAAAGAAGATGCTGCCAAGCACTTTCCTTGGGCGTGGCTGATGTATCATGCGCTTGACTTGGGCATCAGCATAGATGCGTTTTGGGAGACGACACCGCGCGCTATCTGCATTCTGCTGGGAGAAATGATGCGGGCAAACCAGCCGCGCGAAAAGCACACTGCAAGCGGATCCGGCGGGCAGACGGTGCGTCTGAGCTACATTCCGCGCCCGTAGCGTGAAGGGAGGTGAAACCATGCCAAATGGCACGAAGGTCGTCGAAATGAAAACGCGCGTCGGCGTTGCGGGCGAGCAGACCTATCGCGAGGCGCTGAAAAACATCAGCCGCGAACTGCGCGTCCAGAAGGTTGAGATGGATGCCGTAACGTCTGCCTATGGCGCGAATCAGAACAGCATTGAAGCTCTCTCGGCGAAGCAGGAGGCGCTGACAAAGCAGCAGGACGCACACCGGGAAAAGGTGCAGATTTTATCCGAAATGCTGGAAATCGCAAAGC